GCCCTGGACCTGCAGGCCGGGACGGTCCCGCCGGCCGCCGCGGCACTGCGTCACGCGGCGATGCTGCGACGCCGGGCCTGACACCCCCACCCCGACCATCGGGGCATGTCGCTCACCGCGTTCACCATCGACGCCCACCCGGGCAGCGCCGCGCTGACCGTCGGCGGGCAGCCGGTCGAGGTTCTCTCCGCGGTGCTGCAGCTCGGCGGACGGGAGACCGTCCCCGTCCTGACGATCCACCACGCCGGCGATGGCACCGTCACCGGTGAGGGCGTCGTGCAGGTCGTCCGGGAGCCCACCCCCGAGGAGATCCACGCCGCCGCACTCGACGTCCTGGCGCACGTGGACGTGACCGCCCTTGAGGCGCTGTGCACGGCGAAGGTCCAGGCCGGGCGTCGCGACCCGTACCGCGTGGCGGTCGAGACGCTGGTGGAGATGGCCCGTGGTTGACGTCGGCCCGCTCTTCGCGCTCGGGCAGGCTCTCGCAGCGCAGGCGATCGACACCGGCGGCACGACCATCGCCATCCAGCGGGTCACGACCACCTCGAACCCGGACACGCTCGAGAACGTCGAGACAGCCACCACCCTGGGGACGCACCCGGCGCTGATCGTCCCGGTCGGGGCGCAGACCCAGCAGGTGGTGCCAGGTGTGGAGCTGCGGTCGACGGACTGGAAGGTCGTCCTGCACCCTGACGTCCCCGAGCCGCCGGAGGGGCACCGGGTGCTGTGCACGGTCTCCCGGGATCCGCACCTGCCCGGCCGGTCGGCCACCGTCCTGGGGGCCCTGTCGTCGTCAGCCGGCGCCGTGCTGACCGTGTACGCGAGGCCGCGGTGACGTTCCGGGCGGAGGTCATGTCGAAGGGCCTCACCGACCGACTCACGGCCGTGTCCGAGCGCGCGGACAGGGGCACGACGGACGCCGTCTACCGCACCGGGGCGGCGTCCCTGACCCTCGTGCGGGCGAAGGCTCGCACCGGGTTCCACCGCCCCGGGCAGCCGCACATCCCCGGCACCGGCCCAGGCCCGAACGTCGCCACCGGGGACTACGTGCGGTCGATGCACCAGACCAACGGGTACGAGGGCGACAACCCTGTCTCCCTCATCTCGACGAACGCCCCGCAAGCACGCCGACTCGAGTACGGCTTCCCGGTCGTGATGGTCGACTCCCTCGGCCGCAGCTTCACCCAGCCGCCGTACCCACACTGGCGGCCCGCCGCCGAGGAAATCGGGCCCGTCCTGCGGCGCAACGTGGCCGACGCCGTCAGGAAGGCACTCATGTGAGCCTCATCAAGTCCGGCCCCGTGCTCACCGGGCTGAAGGACCACCTGACCGCGGTCCTGCCGTCGCGGCTGAAGCCCGCCGTCGACCCCGACGCCTCCCCCGACGGCACTGTGGCGATCACCCCCGTGTCGGGGCCGACGCTGCAGTACTTCGCGATGGCCGGCCCGGACAAGGCCCGCATGCTCGTGCAGATCACCGTCGCCGACAGCACGAGGGAACGGGTCCGGCTCGCCGCCGACCTCATCCGAGACGCGATCGCCGGGGTCGACCACCGCAACCGACCCCTGCACCCGCTCGCGCTGCCCGGCTACACGTTCGACGTCCCCACCACGACCGGCGACGGGCACGCCCTCACCGAGTCCGGCAAGCACTCGTGGGTCGAGACGTTCGCGCTGGTCTGGCAGCACCGCAGCGAGTGACACCCCCCACCGGACCCTAGGGCCGCAGCAACACCGCTGCCCTCATCTCCGGGAGCACACATGGCCCTGTTCATGTTCCGTGGGACCGGCAGCGCGTTCTGGCTGTCGTCCACGTTCGACATCGCGGCCGACGGCCTCACCGTCGCGGACCTGGTCGCGGTCGGCGCCCTCGACCTGACCGACGCCGTCAACGGCCTGTCCGGGTTCGAGCCGTCGTCCTCGCCGATCAACGTCCCGGTCCTGCGGTCCCGGCAGGCCGCGCAGATCCCCGGCGAGGAGACGTTCGGCAACCCGCAGATCGTCCTCGTCGAGGAGAACGGCGCCGACTCCGACGCCGTCGCGACCCTGCGCAAGACGATCCTCGACACGCTCGTGCGGGACGTCACCGGGACGCTCGTGATCTTCCGGACGACCCAGGACCCCGAGGTCGGCGACGACTTCTTCTACGTCCGGGCGACGGTCGCGAACCAGACGCCGAACTTCACGCTCGACGCCGCCGCGGCGACGACCGCGATCAACCTCACGCCGGCGCACGAGCTGCGCAAGGCCAAGGTCACCGCCCCCTGACCCTCCCTGTCCGGCCGCGGCGCGCCCTCCACCGCCGTGGCCGGACACCCACCTCGAAGGAGACCCCCCGTGCCCACGAAGACCCCTCGCACCGTCACCGTCCCGATCGTCCTCGACCCCGCCGCGGAGAAGGCCGTCCTCGACGCGAAGAACGCGCTCAACGTCACCGCCCAGGAGCTGCTGGAGACGTTCAGCCAGCGCGTCGCGGTGCGCGCGGCCCTCGAGCCGGACGCCGACGCCGCCCGGGCCGTGTACGACGAGGACCAGGAGAAGCTCGCCGAGCTCACCGCGGCTCTCGACAACGCCCAGGCCGTGCTCACCGCGTCCGTCCGGGAGTACGCGTTCCGACCCCTGGGGTGGAAGGCGTGGCGGGCGCTGAAGGCCGCGCACCCGTCGAAGGACAAGGACTACGCCTTCGACGTCGACTCGATCGCCCCGACGCTGCTCCGCGACGCCTCGCACGAGCCGAAGCTCTCGGCGGCGGACGTCGAGGACATCCTGACCTCGGACGAGTGGTCCGAGGGCGAGGTGATCCTCCTGATCAACGCCGCCGTGACGGTCCAGTCCTGATGGCGAGCACGCGCCGGGTGTGGGCCGGGCTGCGGTCCGCCCACCCCGGCGCGGACCCCGCGAACCCGACGGACGAGTGGGCGCAGGACGTCATCGCGGCGGCCGGCGCGGACCCGGACGTGTGGGTCACCGGCGGTGAGGGCGAGGCGCTGACGACGTACCGGGCAGCGCTGGCGAAGGTCATGCCCGACCACACCTGGGCGACCGACCTGCTGAAGGCAGACCCGACAACGGCCGTCGAGCTGCGGCTGTGCAACACCCTCGGCATCCCCCACGAGGTCTTCCTGGACTGGCCGGACGACTCCGCGGACCTCGCGATCGCGTCGATGCTCGCCGAGCGCGACACCTGCCAGCACGGCCACCCCCGCGAGGCCATGAACAACCCCGCCCTGGTGGAGATCAAGCGCGTGTACTGCGCGGTCTGCGCCGCGGTCCACGAGCTCGAGAAGAAGACCTCCGCCCAGGGCGAGGACTACACCGTCGGCTGGCACACGGAGGTGACCCGGCGATGAGCCTGGGCGAGGCGTACACGCTGGGCGTGAAGCTCACAGGGGACATCACGTCCCTACGGGCCGAGCTCGCCGCCGGCAAGCAGGTGGTGACCGAGTTCTCCGCCGCCGCGGTGGAGTCGATGAACCGGGCCGCCGCCGCGATGGAGCGCGGCGCAGCGGCGATGGAGAAGTCCAGCAACCGCACCACTCGGTCGACCGAGAAGGTGAAGAAGCCGCTCGTCTCCGCGTCGCAGGGGTTCGACGACTACATGCGCCGGGCGACGGCCGCGCAGGAGCGGGTTGCGCAGACGTCGGAGTCGACGTCGGACCGCACCTCCCGGTCCCTCGGGAACGTCGGGTCGGCCCTTACCCGCCTGACGGGCGGGCTGGGGTTCGCGCTCCTCGCGAAGCAGGTGTGGGACACGGGCCTCGGATTCGCGACCTTCCAGCAGAACACCGAACTCGCGATGGGCGTCCTGCTCGGCTCGGACGCGGCGGCGAAGCAGTTCCTGTCGACCCTGATGTCGTTCGCGAAGACGACGCCGTACGCGTTCACCGACCTCACCGCCCAGGCACAGAAGCTGCTGACGGCCGGCGTAGACGTCCAGCAGATCATCCCGATCCTGACCGCGGTTGGAGACACCGCGGCGCTCATGGGTACCGGCGTGGAGGGCATCGATCGGATCACCCGGGCGATCGGCCAGATCAACACGAAGGGGCGGCTGCAGTCGGAGGAGCTGCTGCAGCTCTCCGAGGCCGGCGTGAGCGGTCTGAAGATCCTCGCCAACCAGGCGAACATGTCGACGATCGAGTACCAGAAGCTCATCACCGCCGGGCTGATCCCGGCGGACGAGGCGATCCGCGGCCTCATCGAGGGCATGGAGAACGGCACCAACGGGATCAACGGCATGACCCCCGCCGTCGGTGGGTTCATGGCTCAGATCAAGAGCGAGGGCGGCATCACCGCGACGGTCGACGCCGCGAACACCGCCTTCCGGAACATGTCCGAGGCACTGGTCGAGAGCCTGCTGCCCAGCTACCTCTCGGTCGTGCGGACCATGACATCCGGCATGGCAACAGTGCAGATGCTCGCCGACACCGTGTCGGCGATCCCGCAGCCTGTGCGCGACGCTGCTCTTGCGCTCACCGCGCTGACCGTGGCGAACCGGGTTCTCAACACCCAGGCTCGCGCATCGGGTGCGTGGAACACGTTCCGCTCCACGCTCGCCGCCTCCGCGGCGACCGCCGAGGCGCTGGGACAGAAGGTCACCCGCACCGGAACGGCACTGCTCGCTGTCCGGTCGATGGCCGCGGGGACGGGTCGGGCCTTGCTCGCCGCGTTCGGCGGCGGCGTCGGGCTGGCCATCACGGGCGTCGTCACTGCTGTCACCGCCTACGCGTCCGCCAACGCGGCGGCGAAGGCCGCCACGCAGGAGCTCGCCGACACGCTCGACGCGCAGACCCAGGCGTTCACCGAGAACTCGAGCGCGTGGCTGCAGAACAACCTCGAGCAGGACCAGTGGTTCGGCGCCGGAAACGGCAAGAAGTCGATGATCGACATCGCCAAGGAGATGGGCCTCTCCGTCGAGACCCTCACCAAGGCCTACCTCGGCCAGCCCGAGGCGATCGCAGAGGCCCGGAAGGCCGCCGAGGAGTACGCGAACAGCGCCCCGATCGGTGAGTGGCTGATCGGTGGGCAGTCGAACGCGGCGCAGTTCTTCCTGAAGTACCTCGAGGACCAGACCCAGCGGATCGACGAGGCCCGCGAGATCTCCGCTGCGAAGGCCGAGGTCGACAAGGCCGCGACCTACGCGATCGCCGACCAGGGTGACGCCTACGCCCAGGCGGGTGCGAAGGTCCGGCAGTTCACCGAGGACCAGGAGAAGGCGATCCTCGCTGCGGGCGACGCTGCGTTCAAGGCGGCCCAGGCAAACCTCGGTGCCCGGTCGCTGAGCCTCGCCACGGAGGACGACATCGCCGCGGCCCGGGAGAAGGTCGCCGACGCCACGGAGAAGGTCTCGGACGCTGAGGCAGACCGGGACGACAAGGCCGCCCGCAGGAAGGTCTCCGCCCGGGACAAGGCGAAGGCCGAGGAGGCCGTCGCAGACGCCCGCAAGGCACTGCAGGAAGCCACCGACGAGCTCGCGAAGACCGAGGAGCGCGCCGACCCGGTGAAGCAGTACCGGGAGCAGGTCCAGGGCATCATCGACGCATCGCAGTCGTTCGTGCGGGACATCCAGGCTCTCGCGGACAAGGGCCTGAACGGCTCCGACCTGGCGTCGATCATCGCGGCCGGCCCGGAGGGGTCCGCGGACGCCCGCAAGGCCCTGCTGTCGGACGACTCGCTGATCGCGTTCACGAACGACGCCCGCGGGCTGATCGACGCCGCCGCGGCGACCGCGCAGCAGCAGGCGCAGATCGTGCAGGTCGCGCTGCAGGACGCCGGGTCGGGGATGGGCGCGGACATCGCCCTGGGCATGCGGATCGCCGCCGAGCAGGGGTCCGTGGACACCGTCACCGCCCTCGCGGCGAAGCTCGGGCAGAACCCGCAGACGATCTACGACGTCGGCACGCAGCTCGGTCTGTCGTTCCTCGCAGGGTTCTCCGACGCCGCGAAGTTCAACGGCACCATCTGGAAGAACGCCCTGTCCCCCACCGGCACCCAGATCGGCGCTGGAACCGTCCTCAAGCCCGGCGCCTACTACAACGGCGGGATCTACCCCGGGTACACCCCAGGGCGGGACGTCGGGTACATCGGGATCTCCGGTGGTGAGGCCGTCATGCGCCCGGAATGGACCCGCGCGGTCGGACCGGGGTACGTGCACCACATGAACGCGATCGCCCGCACGATGGGCGTGACCGGGGTGCAGGCGGAGATGCGCCGGTACCTCGGCGGGTTCGCCGGCGGCGGGATCCCCGGTGGCGCACCGAGCGTCGTGACGGTCCCGGTGTCCTCCACGCACGAGCGGTACTCCCCGGTCACGGTGCAGAAGGCGTACGTCGTGGACGCCCGGTCCCTGGGGATCTACGGCGACCGCACCGGCGCCCAGCGGAACAAGTTCGGAGGCAACCGTGGCTGATCTCGACGCACAGGTCACCCTCAACGGCGTCGAGATGGACGTCGAAGGTCAGCGGGAGCTCATGGCCGTCGGCACCTCGGGTCGGTCGTGGCGCCGGCGCACCGCGGAGGGCCCGTACATGCACGGACGGGTCCTGCTCGGTGCGGTCCTCGAGCAGGAGACCCTCACCGTCATCCTGCGGTGCCGCGGGGCGTCGTGGATCGCCGCGATGAACCGCGCCCAAGAGGTTCTGACTGCGGTCTCAGCACTGGCCTACACCGCAGTCGTGACGATCGAGGGCCGCACCTCGACCTACGTCTGCGAGCCGGCCGACGTGCAGATGGTGAGCGGTGACACGATCGACCGGTTCCGGGCGATGGCGAAAATGATCGAGTACCAGCTGTCGATCCCGGTCCGGCCCGGGGTGGTCTGACACCCCTGCGGTGAGACTCCCGAGGTGACCCCTCGTGTGAGTGCCCGATGATCGGCCCGGCCTACCGGTCGCGCGCCGCCCAGGCGGTCCTCGGTCCGTCACGGTCCGAGCTGATCCCGGCCGTGCTGTGGACCGGGTGGCTGAATGCGGCCGGTGACGTGGTCGCCATGACCGGCATGTCCCTCACGCACGCCGTGTTCGGCCCCGCCGGGGACGGCGTCGCGAACATCGTCCCGCTGGACTGCGGAGTGGCCGCGACCGGGTGGGAGATCGCGGCCATCGGGCTGTTCGATGCAGCGGCCGACGGCACCCTGATCGCGTCGGCGACGCTCACCGACCCCGTGATCCCCGACGAGGGTGACCCGCTGGTGTTCGATGTCGGGGCGCTGACGTTCACGGTGTCCTGACGTGCCGTCCACGACCCCGATCCACAGCATCGACCCCGCCGGCCTGCCGATGGGTGAGGTTCTCTCGATCGACGCCGGCGACCTGGTCCTCACCGCGGTGGCAGGGCCCGGGTCCGGGCCTCACGTCACGATCGTCGACGGGCACCACGCGATCGTGTGCGACGGCCCGTACGCGTACATGGCGGGCGCCGGTGACACGACCCCGCCCGCCGGGATGGTCGCGGCGCTCGTGTGCGCGTTCGGACCTGGCGGTGAGGCGCCGTGGCTGCACTCAGGGCAGATCGGGCACCGCAACTCCCCCGCGCGCGCCATCGTGTTCGGGCTCGAGGTGCCGTGGGACCTGGACACCGCCCTGCACTCGTGGGTGCTGTGGTCCGACGGTTCGACGGCCGCGGTGATCCTCGACGGCCAGGTTCTCGGATCCGGTCCTGCGGCGGTCCCGATCTCCGGTCAGACGACCGTGGAGTCCGTGTCCGGGGCGACGGTGTTCCGCGCTGCGATCTGGGGCGAGCCCGTCAGCCTCGCCGACGCACAAGCCCTGTCGAGCGACCTCCTCGCCGCCTACCAGCCCGTCGCAGCGTCGCTCACCGCAGCAGGGTCGTGGTCGCTCGACGGGGCAGGCGAGACGACCAACGACGACCCCTGGGCGGCCCCGGAGATCCCGCCGGTAACACCCGGAGGGTCGCAGACCCCGCCACCCGCCCCGGAGCCGCAGGCCCCGCCCGCCGGTGTCCCTGCCCCGACGGTCCGCAGGGTCTCCGAGCGGATGCCTGCACCCGTGCTCGACACCCGCGGGAACCCCGTGGACTGGGAGCCGACCTCGGTCGTCGTAGAGGACGTCGGGGTGTTCCAGGTCGTCGTCGAGGGCGTCGACATCACCTACTGGCAGGACGCCCCCATCCCGATCCCGTCGTGGACCCGGACCGAACCGTTCGGGTCCGCGGCTGCGACGATCTCCGTCCCGCAGATCACCCCGTTCCACCAGCTCCCGGCCTGGTGCATCCCGGGGGCGTCGGTCGACATCCGGCTCGTGCGGCCCGGCGGGGCGATCCGGTCGAGGTTCGCCGGCGTGGTTGACACGTTCGGGCACCAAGCCGACGAGGGCGTCTTCACGATCGAGTGCACGGGTGTCGTGTACGTGGACGACTGGCAGCTCCGGCAGCCGGCGTTCCTCACCCAGCCCGCTGACGTCGGGTGGGTGATCGCCGACACCCTGAACAGTGCCGTGTCCCGCCGCCACGACGCGATGCCCGCGGTCGCGACGGGCTGCCTCACGTCGGTCCTCGGCGGGTGGGAGCCGAAGGTCACCGGGTGGGTCCAGGAGCTCCTGGCGACCGCGGTGACCGGCGGGAGGCAGTGGACGGTGCGGTGCGACGAGCGTTCTCCGGTCCTGGTGCAGAAGGACACCACGACGGTGTCGTGGACCGTGTCGAACGGGCAGCGCGGCATCAGCACGTCCCTGACGCAGGACTGGGGGTCCGCGGCGAACGTCGTCTACGGCGAGGGCGTGGGCCCGGACGGCGGCAGGTACCGCAACGCGATGTACCCGAACTGGCGCCCCGACAACACCCCGGCGTACCCGAACGTGAACCCCGCCAAGACGATCAAGGTCGGCACCACCGACGCGATGACCGACACGGGGTCCGGGGTGTCGGACTGGCAGCGGCGAGTCGGGCTTCGGGCGACCGGGCGGTTCACGCAGACCGACAAGGCGCGGGCGATGGCGATCCAGACCGCAGCTGGGATCCAGCGGGACGGGATCGTGGGTCCCCAGACGTGGGCGGCGACGTTCGGGACCGGGTCGAATACGGGCACGCTCGAGTGCTTCTACATGCCGATGGCGTACTCCCCATCGGTGATGCCGCGCCTGTACGGGCCCGACGGGGCCGACCTGGGGCCGAACCCCTCCTACAACCCGAACGTCCTGCGCGTGGAGGACAAGGTCGACTTCGGGCAAGGCGTCGCGAAGGACGAGGCGATCCGCGGCTGCTCCGAACTCCTCGCCCGTTCGATCAACCCCGGGTGGGTCGGCACGATCGCCCTGGACATCGACCCCGAGGAGGGGTCGCGGTACGACATCCAGGAGGGGTCGAACGCACGGATCCGGTACTTCCGCGGCACAGACCTGATCGTGCACGTCTCCCAGGTCGACTACACCGAGGAGACCGTCACCGCGACCGTCGACACGAACGCCCGGGACTTCCCGATGCTCGACGCGATCCGGTCGAGGGAACGGAACGCCACCGACCCGGCGAAGGCGTACCAGAAGCGCCTGAACCAGGGGTCGCTCACGGAGGCGCGCGCGACGTTCGACGCCGAGTCCCCGGCCGGGCACATCCCGCGGTTCGCGCTGTTCTCGAACCTGTGGTCCGTGATCCGGGTGCCGTTCGGGTCGTACGGGTCAGTCGTGCGCACCGAGATCACCACGACCACACCGCGGGAGTTCTCCGTCGCGGTGTTCGACCGGCCGATCACCGCCGCCGCCCTGCTCGGCCTCGTGGGGAACCCGCTGACCGCGGAGGACAACCCATGGTCCGAGGCAGGCGACGAGCTCGACGCCGCCGGCATGCTGATGTCGTGGGGCTGGTACCAGCAGCCCGCCGGGTACTACCCCGGCGAGTACGCCGACCCCAACGGTGAGACATCTGCACCCCTGACCGGCCGGATGGTCGACGACGCGTCGTGGGACTACGCGTCCACACAGGCGCCCTGGCTGTGGGTCGCGCTCATCGCGTCCGAGTCCTGCTACGTCGAGGGCCGGTTCTGGCCGGGTGCCGAATGAGCTTCCCCGGACCGTGGATCCAGCCCCCGCCGCAGGAGTACGCCTCGACGTTCCTCGCCCGTGTCCTGCGCGCAAGGTCCGGGGGCATCGCGCGCCTCGAGGGGTACACCCACTCCTACTCGGCGATGTACTCGTGGTGGCTCGATGGGGCGAACCCGCCGTGGCCGGAGCCGTCCGGGATCTTCGACGTGGACTACCCGTGGCTGCTGGCACGGCACGAGTTCCCGGTGTTCGACATCCCGTCGCGAGTGCTGACCGAGTGGCTGCCTGCCTCCCTGACCGAGCCGGCTGACCGGTGGATCCACCACGGGTACTTCCGGATCGAGGACGGGCTGGCCGAGCAGGCCTCGCCCCTGCTGGGGCCGTTCCAGACCAGCGTCCCGTCGCCCGTGCCTGATGTCCCGCCGGAGGACGCGGTCGGGGTCGAGATGGCCGGCGACGACGTCACAGTCTCGCGTCGGGCCCGGGTGCGACTCGTTGTCACCGGCGGCGGGTCGCAAACGGTCCGCGTAGCCAACGCTCCGGCAGACCGGTGGACGCGGCAGGGCCCGACGGTTGACCGGATCCCCGGGAACGTGGGTGGCGTCGACCTCGGGCCGTCGAGCGTGTGGACAGATCCGCAGATCGCGTCCTCCCCGCAATGGGCCTGGTCAGGTGCGGACGAGTCGGTATCGGCGTTCGGGGACCCGGCGGTCGTCGAGCTCGACGTGCCACTCGACCCGGCGGAGGACTTCGCAGCGCTCGCTCCTGCGACGTCGCTGTGGTGGGGCGGTCTCGCCCCTGCGGACGAGGTGCTGGTCGAGATCGCTTCGATCCGCGTGTACACGACGGTCAAGCCACGCCGCTACCGGTGGCTGTTCGCGACGCCTCGCGGGGGTGGGATGTGGCGGCTGCGCCAACGGCAGTCCCTCACCGGGACGGACTCGTGGCCGCTGCGACAGCGGCAGAACGGCGGCGCGACGGGGTCGTGGCCGCTGCGTCAACGCCAGCGCGGGGTGTGACACCCCCCACCGCATCGTGGCTCCGTCGACCAGGAGGAGCCCATGCAGACCATCGCGAGCCCGAACAAGTACGCCGGTCGGGCGTCGCCGGTCGAGGTCATCGTGATCCACACGATGGAAGCGCCCGAGGTCTCCACGACCGCCGAGAACATCGCCCGGTACTTCGCCAAGTCGAGCACGAAGGCCTCGGCGCACGACTGCATCGACAACGACAGCGTCGTGGTGTGCGTCCAGGACGAGGACACCGCGTGGGCGGCGCCCGGCGCGAACGCCAACGGCATCCAGCTCGAGCTCGCCGGGTACGCCCGCCAGACGGCCGCGGACTGGGACGACACGTACTCGCGGGCCGTGCTCGAGCTGGCCGCCCAGCGCGCCGCGGTCCGGGTGCGCAAGTACGGCATCCCGATCGTGCACCTGTCCGTCGCGCAGCTGCGGGCCGGCGGCCGCGGGTTCGTCTCGCACGACGACGTGTCCCGCGCCAAGCCGGACCCGGAACCGTACCTCGCGGGAGCCCGGCTGCTCGGCGTCCCGCCGCGCGACTGCGTGGCCATGGAGGACTCCGAGCCCGGCGTGGAGAGTGCCGTGGCCGCGGGCATGACCGTGGTGGTGGTCCCGGGAGACAAGCCCGTGCCCGAGGGACCGCA